AAGAATGTATTTTGAGTATCAATAATCATATATGTTTATCCCCCTATTAATTAAGCAATAACACGTGCTTCTGTGGAAAGCAATGCATCGATTTTACGCACAGGAATGCCATTAGCACGTGTAACCATTTTGCCCATTTCCATATCTTCTGTAATTGTAGAACCATGTACTTTGTTCTTTTGCAAACGTAAGAATGTACGCAATTCTTGGTTCATGTACCAAACAGGGCGGCAACCAGTAAGAGATTGCATTTTTTCTTCTGCACGGATCATCAAGTTAATTAAGTTAGGACCTGCGGAAATATCTTCTTTAATAGCTTTCATATCGATATTAGCGATACGTACTACATAGCGCCAATCACGAACCGCTAAACCAATGTTTTGTTTGAAGTGAGTGCGGTAACCTTGGAACATAGAACCATCAGCCTTAGTGATTGTTACTTCTCCCAAATCTTCTTGTTGCAAGCCTGCCTCACTACCACGTGGATAGATGCCATGTACTGTAAGTGGACTCCAACCTACAAGCCACATGGATGCAAGGTTAGCAGTACCACCAGCATCGATAATGTTTTTAGCGCTTTCAGCTTTCTTAGGGTCTAATGTATTGAAACGTGCGGACAAACCAACAAACTTTTCAGGTGTTGTTTCATCACCATAGAAGAGTGTGCGTGCGATTTCTTGACCCATAGCCTCTACAAACGCACTATCTTCTGTAGCACGGAATGCCACAGGGTCATTGGAAAGTTTAACCAAATCTTTATCTACTTCGGAGTAAGCCTCTAACATACCGCAAGTGTCGGTAATTTGTTTTGTAGTAGATTTGCTAGGTTGTACACCGCCATAAAGCATACGCCATGTAGCATCAGGTAAGCCAGTACGTACAGTTGTTTTGTTAGATGTACCATCATTACATTCAATCATTGTCATATCTTGAATGATTTCATTAGATTGGTTTAATTGTTCGATGATTTGCGCAACTTTTCCGTTAGGATCCATGCGCTTTTGCAAATCAATTAAAGTAGGGTTTTGTGTTCCGATTGTAGCCATAAATTATTTTCTCCTTTTATTTGAACATACTCGGATATAAGTTTCTTCTGATTGCATCTTCTGACTGTGTACCGCCAGTTGGTTGTCCACCGCCAGCGTTATTATCTTCACCAGCCATGTCAGCAATTTTTTCAAACATTTGGATAACTTCAATACGATTACCTAAGCCATTTTCAGCTAAGACTTCACGGATATTAGGAATTGTTTTTTCGATTAACTCCACACCAGTCGCTGCCTTTTGTACAGTTGCATCGTATTTGTTACCTAACACCTCTTCGGTGTGTTTTTTGTACCCCTCATATTGCTCAACCAAAGCCTCTTGTCTTTTAATTTCATAAGCAGTTACAAGGTCAGTTGCGTACTTTTCACCAAACTTAGCCATCTCTACTGCTTGCTCTTGCGTAGCACCTACGCCATTAAGCAACTTAGAGAAATCAGCTGCTATTGTTTGGTCTACTTCGCCACTATCAAAGGCTTTCGTAAAGTCATACACAATAGGTTCTGCAGGTGGTTCTTGGTTGCTGCTTGTGTCAGCACTACCACTGCCACTGCCTAAGATTGTGTCTTGGGTATTTGTATCGTTATCCGTAGTAGGTGTACTACTATCTGCACTCGTTGTGTTATCATTCGTGCCTTGCGTTAAATCTTCTGCCATAGTTATTCACCTTTCGTTTCTAAATCTTTGAATAGTTTTTGTTGTTGGATATATTCAAGTTGTGCTTGGTGATATTTCATTACACCCTCTACACCATCGCCAATTTGCCCCAGCATATTCATGTAAGTTAGACCTACACTCCGTCTACCCTCGTTAAAAAAGGTTTCTGAATTGCCAGTAAACGAACGCTTTAAAATGCCTGTGTGGTCAAAAAGCCTACAAAAAAACCACCTACCAAGTTCAGTACTTAGTACGTGGTTAAGTGCATCGATATCACGATCACGAATATAATCTTGTTTTGTTTTACTCATCTACACCCCCATACCCATTAACTGTTGCATTACTGGGTTTCCGTCATTGGCTGCCTCTGTTGCTTGTTTTGCAGCACCAGCCATTTGAGGTGCTAGTTGTGCCATTTGAATTGCTTGTGCTTGTTCTTCTTGCTCTTGTTGTGCTTGTTGTTGTTGCGCCATGATTTGTTGATACTCGTCATTAGAACGAATAACCTTAATCGGTACACCAAGATTTACACCGTAAATATCAGCTGCCTCTTCAAAGTTAAACTTCTGAACGATGTTAGCATTGCCCTGTGCTAATGACATAATGAACGCATAGTACTGTTCAATATTTACCAATGAAGACATTTTCTGTGCTTGTGCTAGCGGTGAGATGTATTCAATCTTTACATCTAAGCCGTTTAGCATTTCCGCTACTTCATCGTCAATCGGAGGGAATATTTCAGCCCTATCCAAGATGCCATAAGTACGTTCAATGATTGGGTTCAAGAACTCACTTTGTAAGCGTTCGACTACAGGACCTAACTGTTGCATCTTTTCTTGTGTACGCTCCATAACCTCACGTGCGGTCATTTGCCCTGCATCTAGGTTATCAAGCATTAAGAATAAGTCAGCGCTATAAGCACGTTTTATACTTTCAGATACGAATTGTATCTTAGCTTGTACGTTTGCAACATCAATTCCTACACTAAATATCGGTTCAACTTTACCGCCTGTGTCAACTTCCGTTACACCACCCGGGAATAGATTTACACTACCAATAACATCAGATGTAGCACTCATAGGTGGTTTAATACCTAGTTCGATTGCCGTTACTAAATCTTTTTCAAGTAACTGTAACATCTGTGCATCTGATTGTGCGAACCATGCACACCCTTTACCATAACCGCTTAGATCATGTGTAGTGTGCCTTGCAATCGGTATCGCCCATTCTTCGAATCCACTATGTCTTAGCACTTCATCTGTGTTACTACCCTCTACCCAGTAGATAGAGGAATAAGGCATATTTTTATTGCCTAGCTTTCCATTACGTTCTTTGTTAGGCATTACTAACCAACAAACAATAAAGGTACTTGCGTTACCCTTACCCTCATCAAATGCACGTTTAACTTTTTCAGGGCAAGCATTATAACCAAATTCTTCCACTAGTTGGTCAGCAGTCATGCGGTATCGTCTACCAAATGTATTTACATCACCATTACTGCCACACTCTAATGCATATGTACCGATTGGATAAGATGTGAACCTCACACCTACTTTTGCATCAGGCATGATTGACATAGGTGCTTGTCCAAATGGCAACTCCATATAGGTTTGGTGGACTGTGTTGTAGAAATTAGACTTAGCAAATACTGCATACAATATCTGTTCTCTATCGTCTAATACTTCCGCTACCTTACTATTAGCAGCTAACTCAGCATTCTCTAACGTGAGTTTAAACCACTTTCTACTAGGCGGTGTCATGCCACTCATTACACCACTAGCAAAGATTTGGCAACTTTCCCAAGCTACACCATTATTAATCTTATCGGTATGTACTTTTGATTGGTCTTGTTCATCGTCAAATACACCAAGAAAAGGTAGTTGATAATCTCGAATATCTTTCCACCTAGAAATGTACTTTTGACGATTGTCGAACATTGCCTTAAACTTCGCCTTAATTTTCGTGTAATCACGTTTTTTAGGTTCTGTGTTAGTGGGTTGTCTAGCAAGCGTTGATAGGATAGTTCCTTGCATATCTAACCCCCTAATGTTGTTTTAGTGCCAGTTGCCGTAGATAAGATAGTACTTTCAAAACCTTTCTTACCTTTCTTTTTCTTTGCATACCAATCTTCACCAGTTGTTGTTGTAGTAGCATCATCCGTTTGTACAGTTGGTGCTGGTGCTGGCATTGGTGTGTTAGGCATCTTATTTTTCATGCACATTTAATCACCCCTTATCGTTTAAATGGATCATACTCAGTGTTAGCATGACCCCTACTCCCAACATTCACTTTTTTAGTGACCCTGAACGCAAAGGTCAAGGCTAATGCATCGCCCTTATTCGGAGATGGCAACCCTCGTTCTTTCATATCCTTTTTGCTTTCAAGTTGTATTCGTCCATTCTTATCGATGATAGCCTCAGGACTTGTTATATCGTCATATAACCCTTGGTCATTCGGTGGAATAGAACCGCCCTCTTTTAGCCATTCTTTCATCTCGCCCCACATATATGCCCTCATGTTCAAGTACATATCATTAGGTGCTTTACCGCCAAATGCAACTAACCGCCATCGTCTACCCATTGACTTGCCAATACTGTATATACCAGTTCCGTACCCTTGGTCGATGAATACTGCATCTGCTTTATATTCATCTTCAAACTGTGCTATGAGGTTAGCCATACGCATATCATCATCATTCTTTTCAATCGTTGCCAAGCACTTCATAGAGTAGCCGTTA